GATTTGCAACTGCCCGTCTCGCGGTACAGCATGAGCGAGACGCCGAGCGTGCGTGGGCCGCCGCACCTGGTGACGATGGCTCCCCAGCGCTCTCCGCGATCCAGCGCCGGAGCCAGCTCGCGAGCCAGCTCGGCATCGATGTGGCCCACCTGTATCCGATAGCTCGCTCCTGGACGCGTCTCGGTTTGTCCTTTTGCGCGCCGCGCCTCTTTTTGGAGCGTGGCCATCACCATAATGGCGTTGCGGTCCCACTCGTCTTTCGGGTTGCGCACCAGCTCGACCCGGTCAAACTGATGCATCTGTGCGATGGCATCTTGCCGCGAGCTGCCATCCCGGTTATTGGCCATGACGCCGGTGACCTTCGTGTGCCGGCGCAGGTCGTGCTTCGGCAGCAGCCGCCCGAGGAGCGCCTGCTCCACGCGCTCTTCGTCGTGCGCGCGTTCTTGCGGTGATCTCATCTTGCCTCCAATAGAAAAGCCGCCCTTTCGAGCGGCTCAGGTGAAGTGTCCAACGAACCTATGGCCAGTCGGTCCGCGTCGGGAGAGTTCCCGTGCCACCGGAAACAATGGCCTACGGCAACCAGGTGCAGTAGCTGCCCGGCTCGTTAGTACCATTTGCACTCTGAGCCGGTGAGTAACTCAGAAGTTCCACTGATGGCCGCGAGGTAAATCGTGAAGGTCTCTGCCGCCGCCCCTGTCGATACAAACGTCAGGTCCAGCACAACAATCCCTGTGACGTAGGCCCCACCGAGATCCTCCACGCTGAGGAAACTGTAGTTGGTTGCTGCCGCTGTCGACTGCGAGGACACCGCACCGATAACTGTGCCGGTAGACCCGTTATTTCCGACTATGTTGTACGTTATATTTCCCGAGGCACTGGATGCGTGAAGATACAGGTTTGCGTAAGTGGTCGTTGAGCTGCTGGCCCATTGAAGACTGCAACGTCCCACGTAGGTTCCCGCCACGGCCGCAACCGTTGGAAACGCCAAGCCGGTGCTGGTCGCTGTTGTGGACGTTGATGATTGCGTGGAGGTTAGTACGTTGGGAACGGTAGAAGCATTTGATCCGTACGTCCCACTGCTGCCTGTTGCCGAGATCACGCCGCTGGAGATCGTGACCGTCGAGCCGTCCGGCTTAACGCATCCAAGTTGCGATGTGGTCGCCGTGGTACAGGAAATCGCTCCGCTACTATTGCTGATTGTGCTTCCGTCCGTTTTGACCCCGCCAAGCGTTGACGTTGTGGCCGCTGGTAGTGTGTAGCTTGTCCCTGTCTGCCACCCTTGTGCTGTTCCACCTGAGTTCATCCCCCATACCTGACTAGCAGAGCCGTTGCCGTTGATAGCTGTCGCCGTCGCCGCGTTGCCGCCAACAGAGCAGGAAGCACAAGTGCCCGTCAGGTTCGTGACGACACCAGACGCCGGTGTCCCAAGAGCCCCGCCCGGAGCTACATAATCCGTGCCCGCCACCGCAATCGTCGGAACGCCGGTGGAGGTCGTGTTTTTCACCAGCCCTGTTGCAAGGCCAGTCAGGGACACACCGTTGAGCTGCGTCGCATTCGCGTTGCCGAGCTGCCCTTCGAGCTGCCAGTGCGATCCGTCATAGGCTGCGCGGATGTAATGCCCGGCTTGGATGTCTCCAGACACTAAAGCAGTGGTGTTGCCCCACTTGTAGATTGCCGCCGCGCTTGATCCGTTTACGGCTAGTGTCGCCGCTCCTGTATTTTGCGCATTGAAATACACGTCCACCTTGTCGCCCGCCCCTAGAGTAAACGTGGGTGAGGTTGTGCAGCTATACGCATTGCCGCTGTTAGAGGTCGTGCAGCTTCCAGGCACAGATTGGTTGTGCGCCGTTTGTGCTTGCGGCTGGCCGCTGGAATTGGTTGCTAGGCCGTTTGCGGATACCGGCATACTGCCGCCATTCACCTTCACCACGGTTGTCGCTGATTGCGTCCCTGTCACATCGCCCGCGAGCGAGCCGGTGAAGCTCGATGGCACCGGAATCAACGCCGACCAAGCGGCACCAGTCGGGTTCCAGCAGACAACCGGCGTCGTGCCTCCGCCTACAGTGCAGTCTGTTGCGGTGGCACCATCTGTAACAATCTGCATAGTCTGTTGGTTGATTACCGTGGCAGTTGCCAGTCCTGCGACAGTGGTACGGGTGATGGGATAAAAACTGTCGTACAGGGTAGCCCAACCCCCTATTCCATAGGTTGATCCGTCTCCTTGCAATATGAGAACTTCCCCGGGAGCAAAATTCGGCGTTGCAGGGTAGACATAAGTGCCGTAGGTGCCGCGATAAATCACATACTGGCCAACAGAAGACTTATTATAGAGGTAGATCAAACCACCGGGTGTTGCGGCGCTGTTCGGTATTTCAACATCAATTGCCGAAGCTGCGGTGACCTCGTTAAACACAACAGCGCCGCCGACGCTTACAGTGGCAAGCCCCGTCGCGGTCATTGAGTTGACGGAGGCACTCCCGCTGCCGCCGCTTCCATTGCTGGCGGCAGTTGCTCGTCCATATGAATCAAAGGTGACATTGGCGTTTGTGTAAGATCCTGCCGCAACGCCACTGGCAGGTAGCTCTCCGGCTGTCACGCTGCTCTGAGTAGCCAGCGAGCCGAATGCCGTGCCGTTCGTCTTGGTGCATGTCACAGCATTGCTGCCACTCGTGATGCAGTCTCCACTCAACTCTGCCGCTGTCATCGGTGATCCACCGCGCACAATGCCTGTAGGTGCGGAGGCCGGAAGTTGCGCGGCCTGCGCCGCCGTAGGCACCGTTCCGCTCTGCGTAGCAGCAGAGCCCAGGCCGAGATTCGATCTAGCCGTACTTGCGTTTGCCACATCCGAAAGATTATTAGCGGAGTTCAACGGGGTGTAGCCCAGATTGGCCTGCTTCGTCGCCTCGACAGCCTCGGCCCGTGTAATTTCCGTGGAGATCGCCGTTGCGTTCGTGGACTCCGTGCCCTCCGCGCGTGTGGTCTCTGTAGAAATAGCCGTTGCATTGGTCGCTTCTACGGTTTCCGCGCGCGTAGTTTCCGTCGTTACAGCACTGGCAGCGTTAGCTGCGGCTGTGTCCACGTAGTTCTTAGGCACCGCACTGTTGCTTCCGGCTGGGGCAGGAACGCTCGGGGACTGCACAAAGGTATTGGTACCTGTAAAGTTATTGTTACCCTCTTGTGTCGCACTGGTGCGTGTAGTCCCCGTCTGAGCAAAGCTCAGGCCCATTAAAAGCAAAAGCGAAGCTAGAATTCGTTTAACGTGCATCGCCATCCTTTGAGGCTTGATAGATCTGCTGCCACATTTGGGCCTCGTCGGGCCGCTTTAGATACAAGCAAGCAAGGGCATTGGTGCCAGCGATGATCGCGGGCAGCCCTTCGTCGGGCACTGTCAGGGCCACGGTGGGGTCTGTAATTGTAGCAACCCGCCCGAGATAATGAATTTGCAGTAAACAGGCGTTGTCTGTGTTGGCCGGAGCCGGAAAGACATCCAGGTACTCACCACCCATGAAGTTGTAGTACTCAGGGCGCACGGAGTTGGTGTCCATGTTGAGCTGAGACTTCGGGGTCGAGCGCATGTATGCGCTACCAATCTGCACCGGATTAACGTTAACGGGGTCAGCCAAGGGCTGCGGCGTTCCCAGAAAGTCAATCGGCATAAGGGGACGATCGAAAGTCAGGTCGTAGACCAACAGCACCTTGCGCGCGGGGGTCGCCAGTGTATAACTATAGATATTTGGCTGGGTCTGAACAGGCTGGTCTGATTCCATCAAGCGTGAATAGATCGCACTGGTTTGCAAAATGTCTTTCTGTACACGGTCAACCCAGCCCATGATTAGCGTGGCATTGGCGCCTGTAGAACTGAGCATTTGTCTCATGTCTGTCGAGACTGCATTGATTACATCTTGGCCGGTCATTTACTGGTTCTCGGGTTCGGCGCCGGGAATATGAAGGGCTTTCGAAACCCGCTTAAGATTTCCGGCGAATGTCTGAACGAATTTGTAGAGGAACACAAGCAACGGGTGTGCTTGTGGCGTCGGCTGCGGCAGGGCGTCGGCTGCGGCGCTAAATGTCCAGTAGCCAAGAATCGTGCCTCCAACCTTACGTGCGATGGGATCGTTTACGATCGAATAAATATCAAGAGCCATTTAAAAGTGAATTCCTGCATTCCCAAAAACTGTGTAACCGATAACCCCGGCACCCACGGTGAAAACACCTTTGCGATACTCAACCTGGCCCCCATAGACCGGGAGTTTGCGATAGGTATCAACGCCTGCCATTGCTGAAATTTGCCAGTGTTGAGGTTTCGAAACTTGAGGTTCAGGCGCGGTAGGGATATCGAGCCCGCCTGTGACCGTACCGGTAGGGCTTGAGGCCACAACCCTTTCGGTATTGTCCTTGGCCTTGACCAAAGACAGGTCAACTTCCTGTTTAGGACAATCCGGCACCGTGGGCTGCACGAAAACTTGCTCTTCGCGCTGCAGCGTTGTACCAACAGGAATCTTGTGCGGTACTTTGACCTGCGCAACAGGTGTGGTCACTGTGCGCTGCAATACCAAAGACCCGTCACCCTGGCGAACCGCTGTTTTCGGAGTTTCAGCAACCGAATGCCGTATCGTATGGATATACCAAAAAAGCCCCCCGATCACCGCGAGGACGGTGACCGCGAGGCCTATCTCAATCTTGGCGCGGATTGCAATCAAGCTGCTGTACTCCCCTCGAACTCTGCAGCTTCGGCGTTGCGCCGTCGGAGGAGTCCTGCGACAACATGGCCATCACATAGATCCCAGCGCTCAAACTCAGCAGCGGCACCTGTGTAATCACCTTGATTCAGTTTGTGCAGGAGAGTAGAGTGCGCCAAATTACCTGAGCCTGCATTGAATGCAAAGTCTACAACCGCATCGTATTCAGCCTGGGTCAAATTGACCGTTACAAGCCTTTGTACATAGCGTTCGGCTTCTGCAAGATCCTCAAGCAACCAGGCTTCCGCCTGGGCTTGATTGCATTTCATTCCAAGCTTCACACCTGCAGTGTGACCATAGCCAATGGTGGGAACACCACCCGAGTCCAAATAGGCCTCCGAGCGATAACCCTCAAACTGTTCTGTAAGCTTTAGGCCGTCCTTGGAGTAGTTCACACTTCGCTTTCGTTCAAGAACTTACCCTTTGCGTTGCCTTCAAGCTGCGCGCGATATTTGCTATCCTGGCGCGGACGCAAGATCCGGAGATCCGCCTGCTCACGCACTTTTAACAGGCGTCGAATTTCTACTGCAACCCCACTGTCGACAAGGTAGGTTTTTCCACCCTCGTACTGTTCGTGGTTGTGAAACACGGTGATTTTGTTGTCGAACATGTCGTATTCAGGGATCGCGACATATTCCTTCTGCGGCTCCGCAGGCTTAGCCTGCAGGGCCAATTGCTTAGCGTCTGCCATTTTGTCCTGGACGTAGGTAGGGGGCTTCTTTGGCTGCTGTATGAGAAAGGCGTCCTAGGCGCGCCCTTCCCATTCAGCAGCCTGTAATAGCCCCCTACTGCGAGATTAGTTAGTTACAGAGCTGGCACCCGAGCTACGGACACGACGCATCCAGTTCTGATTGGTGATGATTGCTTTAAAGGCAAACTTCCAACCAATCTTCCGACGCTGTTGCAAGGGGTCAGACTGACCACCCGGCGCGGCGACGTAGATACGCATGTTTTGCAGGTCTGTGATCTGGTACGAAGAGCGTCCAAACAGGAACGAGCTGTAGATCTTGTTGGACTGACCTGCGGTAGACGAGGTCACAGCTGCGAATGCAGGAGCATTCGAGCGGACCACGCGCAGACCGGCCAACGAGTCCACCTGGCCTTTGTAGATGTTTTCCACATTGACCAACTGGTGAGCTGCCTTGAAGTCTGGATCTTTCAGCAATGCAGCGTAAACCTGGGGCGCCGTGACGTACACGTAGTCACCAGATTCGAAGGGCCGAGCGCCTTGCTCGCTCATGAGAGCGCCAAGTTCAACTAGGTCCACATAGCCAATCACGTCCGTGCCCAACAGCGCCGTGTCATTGGCACGGTTGTTCGGGTAGTACGTGGAAGTGGCGGCATCCAGTACGTTAAAGATCAGCTGATCGTAAGATTCAGCCGCCTGAAGGCCCAACAGATAGATAGAGCGCGCGACGATGGCGTGGCGAGCGGTAAGCTCAGCCAGGTCCGACAGCGCGACCACGGTACCGTACTGTTCGACAGTTGCCTCAAACTGGTTGAGGGTCAGGCCGACAGCGTCCGGTGCAACGGCTTCAGAGAGCTGCTGCGTGTTGTTCGCAATCGGAGTCAACTTCTCTTCGCGAACGAAGCGAATTGTCTTGGAACTGTTAGACGGGAGTGGTTCTTTGTCACCAAACTGGTCGAGTACGGTTACAAGCTCTGCAACGTCGAGCAGCTTGCTCGACATATAGGTGATGAGTTCGGCTGCGGTGCTGCCGGAATTACCAGCAGTACCGGAGGTCACGGTCATGACATCAGCGCCGAACCCCAAGAAAGAAAGTACGAAATTAAACATTTGTCCTCGTGGGTTTTGTTAGCCCCGCGAGCGACGTTCTACCACGTGAATTTGTCAATCCCCTGCGATTCCAGCTGGGCCTGCAGTGCTTTACGTCCTTGAGGGGTCGTAAGATCAGCGCGCGGCGCCGGAGCGGGAGGAACAGAGGTTTGAGGTTGGGTTAGAGGTCTCGCTTGAGGGGCTTGAGTCGGCTGGGGCTGTTGCGCAGCCTTCAGCAGATCGGGCAACCTGCGGCCTTGCGAGGTCCAATATGCCAGTCGATATAGTTCCGGCAGCTGGTTGTACATTCGCATGTCGCTTTCAGCTGTCTGAATTGCATTTTGCAGGGAAGGAGTTGCCTGCAACGTATTCCGATACTCATCACTTTGTAAAAAGGTCCCGATATCCTTGATATCGGTGGACGCAGCCTGTACGGCGCGGTCCCGTGCGACCTCTGCGATGGTCGGAGCAAGAGGCGCAAGCAAGTCTTGTACAAGCTTGGCCTGGGCGTTGTAATAGGCACTGGGGTCGTTTTTATCGACCGCGTTGACTAAGTCCTGAAAATACTTCTGCTGGTCCTGCGTGTAATCCACCGGGACAGTTTGTGGCTGTACAGGCTGGTTTACAGGCTTGTTGGTTAGGGGGTCAACCCCCGTTCTCGCAATTTCGCTAAGGCGAAGTCGCTCGATAATGGAATCTTTAGCAGCGATTCCGTTTTCAGCGTCCTCTTTCGACTTGTAGACAGTAGACCCGGCCTTGATGAAAAAATCATCGGAGGGCATTGTGGATGCCTGAGACTGGGGTGTTACAGGTTCAGGCTGAGTTTGTGGCTCAGACGGGGTCGGAGAGGGGTCTCCCGGTTCTGGTGTGGGCTGTGGAGCTGGGTCCGTCGGGAACAACGTATCCCAGTTCAAGTCTCCGCTCGGTGCGTCATTAAGACTGAAGTCCACCGGCGAAGTGCTGTCTAATGCCATATCCTACCTTGTGGGTGATATCGGGTTGAAGGTCCTTGTGGGGCCGTGAAATTACTTGATTACTTCGATCGCGGCCTGTACGGCCTTGAATGCGTCTTCTTCTTCTTGCGTTGCAAACGTCGAAGTGCTTGAGGGACGCTTCGACAACGACTTGACTTGGTTGTCCAGCCAGTCGATCCAGAAGATCCCATTTTGAATAAACTCTACGTCCGTTAAGGTTGCGAAACGGTCGCTCCGCAGCTTGGCTTCGAGCAAGCTTCGTTGAAGACGAAACTTGCGCATGAGGTAGTCGAAGCCTGGATGCAGAGCAAGCGCCGTTACGGCTTCTCGGAGATCGGGGGTGAGCTCAGGGAGAATATCGCGCCGGGCCTGCTCTACAATTTGGAATTTGATTTTGTCTTTGAACACATTAACCCGCGTGGGGGATCTGACCAAGGCCTTCTAACCCTAGGGCGTTTGCACCCATGCCTTGAGCCATGTCACGTATTGAAGATGTCAATCCGGCACCAGGAATCTTGCCTTCGAACTGCTTTGTGGCAGGTCGTCCTTCCTTCCCCCCAGCTTGTGGCTTTGCTTGGGCAAGGCGGGCTTTCGATTCCGTGTTCAGCATAGACTCAAAGATCATCATATCGACCTGTTGTTTCTGCTGCGCGGCTTGCATCTGTTGTACTTGATCTGGTGTGTACATCAGTTTCTTGGCGTTTGGAATCTCAAAAACCTTACAGATTTCCTGCAGTCCCATGTATTGATTCCAATAGGGAGACTGGCCAACGAGGTTTACCAAAGCCATAAGATTGCGCTGGCGAACCACTTTGCCAGAGGCATAGTTCGCAGCGACAATATCGAAGTTCATAGAGCCAACGAGCTCTTCAGGGCGAACGACCTGCCACTTCGGAATTGCAGGGTTGTCCTGGGTTATCAGGACTTCTTCCTGGTCGGTCATGAACTGCTGAACCATTGCGGCGCAGCATTCAAGCAAAGGTTGTAGGACATCGAGCTCAAGGTTGCGGATGAACATCTTGAATCGAAAATTTGATTCATTGATGATCTGGCTGATGCCTGTTGCCGTTCCGTTGTTCGTTGGAGATCCAACGCCCTTGGAATAGAAATCGCTCACGCCGGAGGCCATTTCGATCATGCCCCGATAGAGGTCCAGGATCTGATAATCCCCTGCGTTTGGGGTCATCATCGGAAGCGGCATGACCACTTTGCCGGGATCGCCATTTACAGCAACCTTGCCACCTGGGGTGTTTAAGTTGTTCAAGGAATCATGGTCGATGTCGGCATTGATATCATAAGCGTAGCGCTTATTGATATTCATGTTCCAGTTGTCCACGATCATGTTGACGAAGCAATTAAGGGACTCCGTCAAATCTGAGATCGTTTCGATCGCGCCGATCCCGTAGATTTCACCTGGGATTTTGACGTACGACGTGCAGAAGATCGGCACGCGCTTGTGCATGAACGGATTAGGGCCGCTCCACAGCAGAAGCGGTTCGCCACCAAAGACCTTGCGCGAGAATCCTGTGCGGGTTGCTCCCGAGCGCAATGCCATGCGCATGTCTTTCAAGGCTAACGAAGTGCTGGCATCATCAGAGAACGTTGCAATGGTGACCGTGTTGTTCACCGCGTCCCAAAGCTCTGCCATGCGGATCACAATTTGATCCACGTCCTTTTCAGCTGAAAGCTTTTGTTTCAACTTGGCAAGGGCTTCCGGAAAATACAGGTCGTTGCCGGTGCGCTGCTTGTAGTTCTCCTGGTCCCGAAGAAGTTCAGGGAGCGTACGTTCAGTTAGGTGCGCAATTGCAGAACCGTCCGGATCGACCAGCAGATCGAAAACGTCGATCGTGGTGAACTTCGGACGGGAGCGCGGGACTTGCACCATTTCCAGGTGCTGCCCTATTTGCACAGGCTGCTGCATTACGCCTTGAGGCGTCTGCACTGGGGCCATGACCGGTTGGCCGTTTTGGTCTTTCATGTAGTCCGGGACCATCTGCGGGGCCATATCGTAGTCCCAGTCCCAGTCCACCTTGATACCAGCGTGCCCGTAGATCGCACACGTCCGAATGAACTCTTCAAACTCAGCCATGAAATGGGCCAGGCGCAGTTTGTAATCCAGCACCTTTTCCATCTTTTCAGCTGCTTCGTCCTCGTTCGCGCCGCGTCCACGACATTCCATCCATGGGTCGTTGGAGAACAACGCATCAAGTGTCCGACTGACCACCGTTTCAACATTAGAGAACGGGTACATCACGAATGTGTTTGAGCGTCGTGAAATGCCGTCTGGAAAGAGCTTTTGATCCCGGGAACCTATGTACTGACGGTAGAAGTAGCTCCGTCTGGTGTCATACTGGCGCCGGAAGCTCCACATGCGCTTAAGCATGTTGTTGGCGTGTTGCAGGGTTTTGTCCTGATTAAGGACCTGATCGTTGTTATCGGGCATTAGCTACGACACACACGAATCCAGCGCACTGAGATCGAAGCGCCACCAGGGTTATAAACACTAAAGTACGGGTAGTTTGCGGCATCGAAGGTCACGAGCGTGTTGGCCGGGACTTGCATTGAATTAACTGTTGCAAGATTTGAGCCCGTTGCATCGAAGCGCAGATTGAATGCGCCATTTCCTACGATCTGAAAGACCTGATTTGTTCCTGCATTCTGTGCCGTGGAAGCTGCACTAGCACCGACCGTGAGCACGTTTGCGTCACCAGATTCCCATGTAAAAACTGCTTTAAAAGTTGCCATTTAATCTCTTGTAATTTCGACATGAGGCCTGTCGTATGGCTCAAAGTCGAAAGTTCCTTTGTCCGCCGCTTCACAGAGGTGATGCACAACTTCTGTCAGCTCTTGCAAACGCGCGTAGCGCTGGTCTGGCGGGGTTCTACCGATGTCGATCAGAAAATATACGAACCAGCATTTCGGACAATTCATCTTCGGCTTGACCGTAAGATTCTGGTTGTTCGAGCTCGGACCGAAGTACATGTGGTCTTTGCAATAGATCTGGACCTTATCCGGGTCGAGCGCATCAGCGAGAAGCTTGTATTGCGCTTCTGTAAGTTCGGCCATTAAAATTTGTAGCCCTTTAATCGCAAGGTGTAGTGCTGAAATTTAGCCAGCGTGAAGCGCGAGCCTGTATAAAGTGCGAGAACCGTTGGACTGTCAAAGCCAACGCACGCGAGAATCCAAAGTAGGGTTGGGACCCCAATGCCAACTACGGCACCTTGTCGGGGTCCCCATTTTTGTATCAACCTGCGCACCAAGGGATTCAGCTCTCTCTCATGCCCATAAAGCTCAGTAGCTCGAATGTCATAGAGAGCCAAGAGTAAGCAGGCTAACGAGAGAATTCCCAGTTTCATTTTTCGCGCTCAGGTTTCCAACCTGTCCGACGAAGTGTGCCGTAAACATAGGCGTCCGCTTTCGCGCCTTTGAGCCCCTTTTGCTTGGCTTCCTTCTTGAGTTTTGTTTCAAGTGCTTTTGGCATCGAGGTCCTTAAGTAGGGGGCTTCTGGGGCTGCTGATGGAAGGGCTTCGGAAGGGACTTTAGACTGCCTTTTTAATGTCTACTTCGACCTTCTTGAACTCAGCGACAACCTTGTCGTAGAAAAAGAAGATTGCAAAAGCGCTCGCGCCAACACCCAGGAGGGCCTTGACACCACCGGCTGCCTGCAGGATGCCTGCCAGCACAAGGGCTGCGCCTACGCCCATGCCGATATTCTGGAAATACTTCGTGAAGAAAGTTTTCATTTTGATTAGCTCAGCTTGAAGATACGAAAGACCCAAGTGCGGGAGGTTCCCGTGACAGAAGCACTGGTGATATTAGAAATTCGAATTGCGACGGTGTTTGCTGCGGTCACACGACAACCGGACTCGATTAGGCCGGTTTCGAAGTTGGCCGGGACATTGGCGTCCACGAAATCACCGACCTTGACGCCGTTGATCGTGACCGTGATTTCCGTGCTGGAGTAGGCCGGAACCGAACCCGGGGTGACGGGTGCATTGACCGTGAAAATGCCCTTGATGCTTGTCGTGCCCAGATCGGTGTTCTGGTACGTGACTGTTTCGCCTGAGAAAAGGCTCATGAAGATTCCTTACGTATATGAGTTGTTAACGGCGAAGCGCTCACGCTCTTCGCGACTAAAAGTGTTGTAGCCCGGGTTCATACGCTGGGGTGGCTTTCGGCCTCGGAGCTGGGAGCAGACGTACTGCCAACAGTTCAAGATGTCGTCATTGCCCTTGCGTGGTTTGTCTTTTGAGAAGCCTTTGTTGGCTCCGCTCATGAACACATCCCAGACATAAGTCTCAATTTCGTCTGTGAACTGAAACAGATCGCGGAAGACTTCGACCTTGGGATGGCGCGCCGTGGTATCACCAGTGGCTTTCAGGTACTCGAAGGATTCGAGCAACCCGTAGTCTTCGTTGACATTGGCGTAACGGCACGGAATGCCCGCGTCGTTGTACAGATCCTTGGGGGTGCGGTGTGTTTCCGCGTTTCGCTGAGACCCTCCCTTGGGGTCGATCAGCCAGAGATCCACAGGTTCGCCCGCATTCTGGACCAATATGTTCTTCGCGTGGTCCGAGACGTTAAGGTTCGAGCGTTTGTAGCAATCGTAGATGAGCTGATTGCCCACTGGATCTACTGCCACCCAAGCGCAAGCTGTGGGACCCGTCGGTGCTGGGTCTATGCACGCGATCCGATACCATTCACGGGGGATCTTACGGCGCTGGACCAGGTGGGTTGCTCTGCTCCAGACTTTATAGACCAGGCCGGAACGCTGAACGAACTCTCCGTAGAGTCGCGCACGCTCTTCTGGGTGCCCTGCCCACTTGCGTTTAAGCTCTTCCTTTTCGATGTCGGGGACAAAGGGGTTGTCCAAGACCGAAAGGGAAGTAAAGACAATGTTTTTTTGGCCTTCGAGCCACTTCTTATGCAGCTCAAAGACCCAAGGGCGCCGAATGGCGCTTGCGATGTCCGTCAGCGGGGTGAGGGCAAGAACAATCTTGCCTCCACAGTCCACCGTGCGTTGATAAGCCTCGTCAAAGATGTCGGCTTCGCACTCTTCGTCGAAGAGTAGTAAGTCAATGGAGGCTGATTGGAACTTTTCACGCCCCGAGTCCGCGGATTTGCACGTGAGGGTGCTTCTCCGTTCGCCGATCTTGACCGTGACCTGAAACTCATGGTCTGAAATGCGTTCAAGGATCTCGGGATCGTTGGGAATCAGGCCAGGATGTCGTAGGCCAAAACGGAGTTTCTCACCCCAGAGCACGTCGCGCACGATAGAGAAGTCGAGGCCGACGACCCAGATGTTACAACCGTGTTCAGGGATTGGAAGGGGCTCGACGTAACGCCAGGCCGGCTCGCCCTTGAAGTACTCTTTTCCTAAAAGCCACGCCACCGTGATGAAGGCCGCTCGCTCGCTCTTTGAGCTGCGGTTGCCTCCGAGCATGGCGAAGATTTTTATATCAGGCGTGAACTTCCTGAAGTCTGCAGCGATCTGGTCGAAGAAGATTTTGAGCTTGGGGTCTTCGGAACAGGACCAATATTTAACATAGAAGTCCTTTTTCCGTTTGTCCTCCAGGAGCTGAAGGTAAGCGAGCTGTTCGGCGGGAGTATAGCTGTCTAGCTGTCTGTATGCCTGGTCAATGCTCAAGCGCTGCCCACCTGGAGGTTCTTAAGCTTTTCCATAGCGCGCTTTTTAAGCTCTTCGAACTGTTCACCGCGCAGCTCCGTGAACACATTCACGTTAGAGTCTGCACCGATCCAGCCTTCGAGCTTGGCGAGCTTGAGAATGGCTTCAACGGCCTTGTCCCAGTCGCCTTTTTCCATCAGGCCCTGGATCGCGAAGATCATTTGGCCGACGGCGCTTTGCTTGGAGCGCTCTGGATTGTTGGCTAATTCTTGGTAGAACTTGTGTCGAGCCGCCCAAAGGGCCTTTTGGAACATGGGGTTGTGTTCCAAGGCGAAGGCTTCCTCGGTGGTCATATCCATTTGCATTTCAGTCGCGATCTGGGCGAGTTTTTTCTTCTCGCGAACCATGCGATCGCAGGCCTCTTCGTACCACGAGGTGGTCTTTTTCTTTTCTGGGCGGCTCATAGGTGAAATGGGCTTGATTGAAGGCTCAAGCCCAAAGGGCCTTTTGGAACATGGGGTTGTGTGACGCGCAGCGTCTTAAGGCAGAAGGCAGAGGGCGAGCTGGCAGGTGGCGGCGCTGGCGATTGCAGTGCTAAAGGTCACAGTTGCCGTCTTCAAGTCTCCGTTGTCTTTTACGCACTTCAGCACGGCAGCCGTGTCGGTGCCGCCGCAGATTGTCGCGATGAGCCCCGAGGGGACTGCAACACGCGTATTCGTGCCGTCGATATAATTGACGACCGCTGTGGTCGTAGAGCCATCACCGGTGAAAGTGACATTGCCGAAGGCGATCTTGGCCAGCTGGCCGTTCATATCCTGCTGAAGCACGACCTGACCGGAGGCCGAAGGGCCTGCGCCGATGTACTTGATGTTTTGGGCGGGAATTGCCATTTAGTTTTCTTGATTCCTTGCAAGGAGGGTCAGAGTCTGTAGAACTCTGTTCGTCTAATTAGACGACTGAAACACGGGTTTGGGGCCATCTAGGAATGAAAAATCCTGTGTGTGAACTTGGGAGTCCCCAGGGTTCCCTTATAAATTAAAAAAAAAAAAAAAAATAAAAAAAAAACCCCCCCCCCCCCCCCCCCCCTCTTTATATATATAAGAGGGTGCTGGTTGAAAAAGCGGAATTATGTACGGAAGTGTAAGAAAACAAATAAGTTAGACAGCATACACCTAAAGTCTTTTAGAATCTGTAGTTACAAACCTTTTCAAAATTCACATTCTGGCAGAACCGACCCATAGTTGAGGCGAATGGCCACCCGGAACCGGGAAGCCAAAACTCACTTTGTTTTCAATAGCTTACAGCAAAATGAATGCTGAATATAGGTATTCAGATTTTTTCCTTCTTTTATATAGGGTTGGCGGGGTGGTCGGAATCGGCCTAGAATCCGGATTTTCGGACGGAACGGGCGAGCTAAATTAAGTTAACTCCTTTGTTTGCAACAAAAACTCGTTTGGCAATCGTTTTGCACTCTGCTTTGCCGCCGATTGGCTCGCCGATTGGCTATCACACAAGGCCTATGAGGCCTAGGAGAGTACAGCGTATGACACAAGAACAGATTGCAGAACTACTTACATCCGGAAAGACAACGGAAGAAATTGCGGCCTTGATAGCTGCCGCAACCACAACGGAGACCACAGAAAAAAAGAACATGGTGCCGGTATTAGCACACGAAAAATGGTCCGAATTTGTCTCCGACGTGCTTACCCTAGCCGCAACCTATGGCTTTACAGCCCTGAATGTAAAGCAAGCAGAGGATAAGAACAACGGGAAACCCTATGCAAACCTATTTATCGCATCTCCGACCCGTGACTGTCCGATCGTAATCGGAGATGGTAATGACAAGCATACCGCACAACGGTTTAATGTCTCCGTTACGTTATTCGACTTTGACTGTCAACCCGTTGCCAAGCTATCGAAGACGGCACGCAAGCTTATCTCGGAGGCGAAGGCATCGGGAAAGACTGTGGAACAGATTGAGGAGATGCAACGGACATTCGCAGCACTCGGCGTTTAGGGCTAAGAACAGTTAACGGCTTTATTTTTCGAGTCCCCATGCTCCGGCATGGGGATTCTTGCGTTTGGACACTTTCACCGGTACGCGCAGGGTTAAATCGCAAGAACGTCACAATCGGCGTTTGCGTGCGATTTAAGGCACTCACAGTCAAAAGTGATAGGTAGGTACCATCCGGAGCACACAAATTGCGCCTTGGCCCGTTCTTGTGCGATTGCATGGCATCGGGCAAGTTTATCAGGTTCGCTTTGCGCCGTTTGCCGTCAAAATTCGCCATTTATAGCGTACCACGTGCACGGTACGCAATACAAACACGTAAGACGCGCACCTAGGCGCTAAGCGGGTGCGGATAGGAGGTAGGAGAGCGTGGAGAGCGCATGTGCAGTACATGGTCACTTGTTTGACAAACGTCTAGAGAACCTAGGCCCTGACGACATGGTGCGCTGCTTGGACTGTCACCAGTACGTGAGACCAGTCCGTGTAGTAGACCCCATTCCTGTAGAGGAAGCGCAGTAGAACAGGCGCGGCAGTAAGAACGCCAAGCCAGGAGAGCAGCACATGCGCATGAGCACAGGAGAGCGTTACGCAATTGAGAAGTACAAGGTAGAACACCCAAGGCTTAACGCCCGGCAGATTGCTGTACGCATGGGACTCACGCACGAAGCCGTGGTTAGCGTCTTCGGGTACGCAACTCCTGACGCAACAGGCAATAACGTTCCGTACGCGGGAGAGCAACAGGAGACAGTGGCCTCGTAGCTAGATACCGCGTAGCTGGGAGCGCTTGACGCTCCCTGTTATGGGCTACCTAGCCCGGGAGAGTACAGCATGTTAGGCATGAACGAACAACCGGGGGCGTCTGATGACATCCGTATCAGCCTGGTGCCTGCGACTAAGGAATTTCCCAGTGCTTTGTACGTAACGCACAACACATTAGAGGGCGTTCCGTTGCCTTGGCAGCTGGTCGAGTACAGCGAAGTCTCGGGCGTAGAAGAGGTGCGCTGTGATTGAAATTCGAACAAGCACCCCAAACGCACGGATGTTCTTGGCCCTCACAGGGCGCGCTTTCGAGGCGGGCACTTCACGGCACTACGGATGGGCTTCCCGTTGGCTCTGCTCGCAGTTAACCGCAACGTTCTCGCATTCCACGGGCTTATAGGAGGCCATGAGATGCGCCATAACAGCGTGACAGTACGTGGGGGGACTTCCCTCCAATGCGTGGAATGTGACTTAGGCCACTGTGAACGTTGCAGCGACCCAGAGTGCCCTTGCTGGCACAAGGAACAACCCGTCCGGAAAGGGGGATGCGGATGCCGCTCTACTCGCGTGCGGACTACGACGAAGAGATCGTAGAACTTGATGCCCTGAGCGCTCAGATCTCGCGCGCTTGCGCACAAGGCAAGCTCTCTGGCTTGGACGTCCTGAAGTACGACAAGGTGCTGGAGGCGGCGCGTAAGGAAGCCTGGAACAAGCTTCAGCGCACGCGTCTGGTCTTAAGCGACCCAGGCCGCAAGCGCAAGAAAGCGCAGGGCGATCCTGAGAACACGTACAAGGTCAATACAGCCGAAGTTTCCGTGGAAGTCGGGCGTAAGGCAGTGGCTACGGGCCTCACGGTGCGTTGGGTTGGTGAAGGCTCCTCAGCGCGCGCGGAGATACGGCTATGAAGCCCCTGAGCTGGCATGAAGTGGTCTGCTGCGCGATCGAGGTTCCCTGTTACGTGATGATCGGCCTTGCTGTTGTATGGGCCGTGGCTCTCGCGTGTGACCTATAGGTTTGCTGTGCCTGCTGTAAAGGGGCCGGAGAGATCCGGCCCCCTCTCCCACACACTACGTGTGCGAAAGGACTTTCAGAATTATGGCTATTGAACACTGCGGCTGCACAGTCGCGAACCACTGAGGACAGAAAGGAGACAGGAATGAAGTAATCCAAGAGCAACTGAATAGCGGGCGGCTGGCTACCGCCCGCAGCTTGATACCGCGTTGAGCAGACGCCTTGCACCTGCTGAATGCGCTATCAAGCGCAGGAGAGTACAGGCACATGTATACCCGAGAGGAGTTGTTCAGAGAACTAGACGCGCCGGACATTCGAGAGAACCCAGTTACAGAGGCCGTTCGAGCTCAGGTCCGGTTACACGAAGTCAAGCAGCGCTATGCACGCGAGTGTTCCCGTATGGTGCTTAACCGCATGAATCGCCTGCTACGCGAAGGCAAGTATGAAGCAGTCCTAGGGCTGGCCGCTGAGCCAGACCTGCTGGAGGGCATGATGCGCGTGTATCAAGTTTCTCCGGATCATATCGACTTCGCCTGCTGTGTCGTGCGTAAGGCACTGGCCAAGGCCTTTCAGTTGCACACGCTGCGTTCTGAAGAAGCACGTAAACCCGAACGCCGGAAGGCCACAACGGTGCGTACGCTGTCACTGATGTCGTTCAAACGCGCGGAGGCAAGAGCATGAGTTCGCGAATAGGTTCACCCAAGTGCTTGCGGAATGTTGGGTTCACGCAAGGCAAAACGGATGCAGGCTCCAAGCGCCATCAGCGCCTGGAGCTGCTCTCCTGCACGCTGTTTAACGGTGCGCACTACGACGATCTGTCAGAGGCACGAAAGCTACGTGTGCACGCAATCCTGAACGACCCTGCTGAGTGGGAGGCATTGCCTACAGCGCTCCGTCAAAAGCTGGGTCTTTTCCGCAAGAAAGCACAAGCTGCGTGAAGAACAGTGTAGAGGTGCATGAGGCGTTCACATGAAGTGGCTAATTGCCTATGGTGTCTGTCCTGCACTGGCCTGCGGCGTTCTATGGCTAAGGCAAGGACGTTTTCTTGCCCCCGGTATACAGATTCCGGGCGCGATTATGCTCGGACCCGTGAGTTTGTTGGTCGTACTGCTTGCACCACGCAGTATGTTGACCTCGCGTGAAGGACAAGGCGGTGGAGCACACAAGTGAATGTGGCCGTTACGCTTGTAACAGGAGAGCTCCGATGAAAGAAGAACTTCAAACGTTGACAGCTGAGCAGCAGGCCGCATGGCTTGCGTGGCTCATGACACACGGAGGCGGCGAGTGCTAGCGCTGCTGTTGCTGCTACTTTCCAATCTTTCCGCTCCGTTTCACATTGTGTCGGGGAGTCACCCGCCACACGACCCGCGACCACCCGTGCACGCATGGACGGTTCGCTAGCTTGGGCGGGGGCTTTATATCTGGGAGCCCTTAGGAAGCTTGCTGAGTTCTACAGACCTCACACTTCCGCTTTTATCAGCAGCCCCAGAAAAGCCCCCTACCTCTGCGCTTGAAGTAAGAGGTCTGTAAAGTCAAATGAAATTCAAGACCGAAACAGGTTCTGAGTACGAGTTGGACCTGGACGCAATGACCTGGAAGCGTCTCTCGCGGACTACTGCGTCTGGAAACCTGAGAACTTCAGAAGGCGCGCTGCTGGAAAAGCCCGTGGTTGAGATCGGAGCACCTGTTGCGTTGCTCGGAGCACCCATTCGCGAGGGCGCGGTTGCGCGCCTGGTCCTCACGTCGAATGTGGTTGGTATAGAGGCCTAGAAATGATGCTGCAAGTTGTCCTATCAAACGTGGAACAGGAAGACGCTGTACACGGCGTGCTTTATTTACAAGGCAAGGCCGTTGCGACGGTTGACGCAGAAAGTGTCGAGTCTGCCTTGGCCGGTCTTGGAGAGCTGGCGACGGGCCGGATCAAGCGGCTCTTAAATGCAGAACGAAATCTCCCACACGAGTTGGTGGGTTAGCTGAGCGCCTAGATGGCAGCTCGCACAATTTAGAAGTCAAATTGCACTAAGTTAAGAGGACAAAATGGCACAGATCACGATCACAGAGGCCTTGCAAGAGATCAAGACTCTCGGCAAGCGCCTTGAGAAAAAGCGCGGAGGCTTGCTCCCGTTCATAGCGCGGGACGGACGTCTAAAGGACCCGTTGGGCGACGGAGAAAGTACAAAGTTCGTAGCTTCTGAACGCCAGTCTATTGTGGACCTGGAAAAACGCATCGTGCAGATTCGTACAGAGATTCAGGCCACTAATTTAGAAACGGAGCTCAAGATCGGTGACGTTGCGTTGTCCGTGGCCGAATGGCTGAACTGGCGCCGCGAGATCGCAGACCAACAGGCAGGTTTCTTGAACATGCTGGTGAACACAATCGCAACCGTTAAAGCCCAGCTTCAGGGAGGTGGACGCCAGATTGCCCGTGGCCAGGTGATTGCCGTGAACGAAGCAGCTCAACCGCCCGTCGATGTCACGGTCAAACTGGACGAAAAGGCCTTGCGCGCTGAGATCGAAGCGCTCGAAGGTGTCAAGGGCAATCTTGATGGCAAGCTGAGTCTGCTCAACGCAACGACTTTGATAGAAATCTAAAAGCTCGAAAGGATATAGACCCTTTCGTTTCTGCCTTCAACAGCGAAGCAAGAGAACACCGGAGACGATTTGCCGTGTAAACGGCGAAGTCAATCTTACTGGACGGGACCTGGAGCCGACGTCTCCAGGAACTTAAAGCTGAACGATCAGAGATAAAAGTTCAAGAAACTTAAATCTGAAATCGCAAAGCTGAAAGTTTTGTTAAATCCCGCAACACACTGAAGCACGTGGAGACACGTACTGCAGGTTTCTTCGGGGACCTGTTCTTGGGTGGCGGGCTGCGGTCTGGAGGCAGACCAAGCAGGAATAGCTCAATTGGCTAGAGCACACGACCGATAATCGTGAGGTTGCACGTTCAATTCGTGCTTCCTGCACCAGTTTGGGGCGCTTCGGCGTCCCGTTTTTGTTTTGGGTTGAGCGTGTCTGCGCGCGGCAGACTTGGAGTCAAAAAGAGCTGGGTGCAGGTGTTCTTTACTCCTTTGACCACGGCAGATTGGCTATGCTGCCTCGACCCGCCAAGTTTAATACCTCGACAAGGAGGGCCACAGTGCCCAACAACGATGACGCAATCCTCACGTTTTGGCTCCGGGACAGCAAGAGAAATCCCGTTGCCTTAGTCGCCACTCAGAAGGTCGGCGCGACCATCAAGTTCGCGTATGCCATTCCCAATCCAAAAGACAAGTTTGACCACGTAAGGGGCCACGCCATTGTGGTTGGGCGCCTGACACAGAGCAAGCAGAACGCTCATACTGTGTTTGAGTCCACGCGCTTGACGGCTAAGCAGTCGATCTTGCAAGCAATGGCCACCGGGCACCTGAAGAACGTCGCCCACGGCACCTCTAAACCTATTCCACAGCGTGTGGTGGACGTGGCCAAGATGGCCTTTGAGCTGTCCTTCGCCAAGAATCAAACGGCAACCGAGACTGTGGTCTAGTCGCAGAGAGGGGCTGGGCCTCCGGGTCTGGCCCCTTTGTTTGTACAAAACAAAGCGCTCAGCGCTGGCTGAACGCTTTTTTGTGTGCAAACACAGAAAGGAGTTACCTGATGTCGGATCTGAAAGGTGAGGAGCAAGCCATAGCCTCTATCCTTCCGGGCACGCCATTGGAGGTGCCTCCAGGAATCGAGGTTTTCAATGCGAGCGGTCACAAGATAGAACCTCAAACCCCCTTGCTTGGAATCGCAGTCCGTACTGACTATGCGGACTGGCTCGAATTCTTGACACCGAATGGTACCCCAATGTCTGTACGTACAGGCAGTCCCTTGAAAGTCCTAACAGGCCTCAAAGGGGGCGAACTTGTCCGCACTTTAACCAAGGCACTCGCAACAACCGATTACCGGGGGCTGTTTAACTATAGGTTGAGCCTGAGCCTGAGCATTGGCTCGGACCCCGAGGTCTTTGTTGTGAACCAAGCAGATGCTTTGATCCCTGCGTACTTGTTCCTGGGACGCCGAGATGAAGCACTAGGAACACAAGCGTACTGGGATGGCTTCCAGGCTGAGTTCTGTCACCCATCTCACGGCTGCTTGGAAGAAATGAGCAATGACATTCAGCATGGGCTCAAGACAATTCTGCGTGCAGCAAAGGCCTATGATCCAACGGCCAAGCTCACGCTGCGCAATGTATTGCCGATTGCCCAAGAGACATTGCAAGCGGCCAAGGAGGAGCACGTAGCCTTGGGCTGTGCACCTTCTTACAACGCCTATGGGCGTCGGGGACTCAGGGTGGACAACGGGCGTCAGCTAGGCGTGCGCTTCGCGGGCGGTCACATGCACTTTGGCATCCCGCACTCCCTGAACAAGGAAGTTGAGCAATGGAGAATCACAGAGGCCGTCAAGATGCTGGACGTGTTAATTGGCGTTCCAAGTGTCTCGCTGGCTGCCTGTGTGGACGACCCGATCCGCAGGCAATGGTACGGGTTGGCCGGAGAGTATCGCACACCGAAGTACGGACTGGAGTACAGGACTCTAAGCAACTTCTGGCTCGCAGCACCGTGCATCTATCACTTGTGCTTCGATCTGGCACGCTGGGGCGTAAGACTTGGACTCCAAGGACTTCGGTCGTGCACAGAGACGAATGAAGAGCAGGTACAAGAAATTATCAATACTTGCGATGTCAAGGCTGCGCGGAAGTTTCTCGAAGCGCACAAGACGCTCTATATGTCAGCGCTGGCAGCAGCGTATGGCGAAGGGACGCCGGTGAAGCAAGGCTTCGAGACATTCCTGAACGGAATGGAGTACATCGTAGCCAATCCCTTTGATATCGAAGGCAATTGGGGCCTTAAAAACGGAGAGTGGCAACGTAACTCCGGTGGAAAAGGTGCGAAATGGTACAACGCGGCGAAACATCGGGTAGCGGGCGAAAAGGTTTAAGACCGTGTCCCCTCTGTCGCGGCGGCGGTTCAGATGTCACGCCGGGGGCGCGCGGAACTGATCCCTTATGTCGTATCTGCGGGGGACGCAAGTTCGTGGACCCGGCGAAACTCTGCGTCTGCGGGCGACCAGCCTTCCACGAAGAAGACGGCGCTGTTTTCTGTGGACGATTAGAGTGCGCTAAAGCGGTATTAACCGCAGCGCAATATGAAAAGGTCTAGCCATTATAGAAATTGAAATACTGTACGCCTTTATGCAGGTTTCTCGTGTGGGATTTAACAGGGCGACACGCACCCTGCTTGTATCACGTCTGTGGCCTTGGCCCGATGGGCCTGGGGGACTTTCTGAAAGGTCCCTTCGCCGGGCGCGATGCTTCTAGCTCTTCGTGCAGGAGATATTTGGTATCCCCGCTCCTCTGGGGGCGACGCAGAACGAGTGAAGTTGGTGGGACAAACCCTCTTATTAGCAGGGTTTTTCTTGCCGACTTCCGGTGCCATGTAAGACAAGCGTTAGTACTCGAAATGTGCGGCCTGCGGGCCTACAGCAAAGTAGAGGAAGACCAAGGGCTTACTGACCGTTCGTTCGGGCGTTCCGTTTAACCAAGAGTTGGGACCTTGTATCAAGTGCTGAAGGATCAGTTAGGTAGGACTCGGACACACCTCTGCGATGGGTCCTGCACGGGAATTGTAGTACGCGGGGCCGGGGGCTTTAAGCATGGGCTTTAAGCACCCCGGTCCTGATTAACTTTTGGAGAGTAAAAAGCGATGGCACAAGTAGGACGAGTGGTTACAAGTCTCGCAGGCAACTGGGCACTTGGTTCGTGCTCCTGTCAGGGCATCACAGGCTTTCCATGGGCCTTCGACGAAAGCTACCTGCGACAGGTGAAGACACATGATTTTCCAGAAAATGCGGTAGAAATCGTCAAGGCTCTGCGCAGGGCTCTCCAAGACGCGGAAGCCTCGGCCTGGAGTCAGGACATTGGCAGTTGCATGTGTATTATCACGCACGGTCAAGAACCTTTTGCAGTGCCCTTACTGAAAGAGCTCGGCTGGCAGTTCCTGCGCCGTTGGTTAAATCAGCACTCCGGCAGCTGGTGTTCACTGTGGTGGAAGCCGTTTGACTGGGACCCGAAAAAGGGTGGTTGGGAGCGCAAAGGCTACGCCAAGGCCCCAACCCCAGAAGAAATGGAGCGCGAATCCCGTGAGCCCTCGTATCCGAAATTGGATGTTCCTGAAATTGAGCGGGTGGAAGTGGGCAGAGTTTCAGCTCCTGTTAAAAACAGGGGCTAGGGCCGCCCAGCACGCGCCCGGTAACGTGCAGTGGAGCTACCGGGCTTTACTCCGAAAGCACGAACCCAGCCTCGACGCTCTCTACTTTAAGGAGGGGGCTTTTGTGGCTGCTGACAAGGAAATGCAGCGATGAAAATGTCACTTGAGGGTGTCTCAGGTAACGACATCCCTATTGCAAATATCTCAGTAGGCACGCTGGTGCAAATAAGGAGTAGTGGGGCAGTATGCCTGCGTACGCGGCAAGGTCTTCTGTACCTTAAAAACGCGGACCACTATCTAGAGGGTACCATTAGCACGCTTCTTGTTAGCCTCTTGCCTAAAGGTACGGTCGTGAAGTTGGAGGCGGATTAATGCGTGTTGAAATCTTTGCGAAAGAGCCCAATGTACCGTGCGCATTAGAGATGCTCCCAGTAGGCACACTTGCCCGGGGGCTTACGCCGGGTTACATCTACCTGCGCTTATGTAAAGGTGTTGCCAATCTCAGTACAGCAAGTGCGCTGACCTTAGATGAGGCGTCTGGAATCCGAGTAACGCCAATGCCAGCAGGTTCGAGCGTAAAAATCATCAGCTAACCCCGAACTCTTGGCAGCCGCTGGCTGCCTGGACTTGGAGGCTAGAACTTATGACACACACGATTCTGGGGACCTATGAGCCTAAGTCTCCGCTCGAACGGCACTTTCTGAGCGCGTTGTGGTACGGAGGCTCGGCCCTTGGCTCTGCGGCTGCTGTGCTCTTTTACGGCGGAGCTGCTGTTTGCGCTGGTCTTGGTTGGGGGTTTCAAAAGCTCGGGGGCTGGGTTGGCCCTGCGGCGCAGCCCTCTGCTAAACAATAAATATACCTACCCCCCGGGGGTATGGTTTTTATATTTAAGGAGAGCAGCATGGTTGCGTTAGAGACTTACGCGCCTTTCTTCAAACGCGTCTACAACAAGGTACCAACGGAGGCAAACCCGATCGAACGCTTTTGGCGCGGTGCCTTGAACGAAGATCGGCTCGCGGAGCGGGTGGCTTCGACCTGGATTGGTGTGCGGATATCGAATCTGCTACACCCGAACCACCAGTATGACCAGGAGTTCAGTCTATTGCGGCGCGGTAGTTACTACTGCTGTGGCTTCGCCGAGATAGGGGGCTGGGACGACGTGCAATATCTGTCGCAGGAGCTGCAGTCCGACTTGATTGAGGATGCGTGCACCAGAGTCCTCGTAGAGCCCCGGTTCAGCGGCTTCTACGCGACAACGATTGCGGAACAAGCATACATACACCCTGCACTAGAGGCCTGTGGCTTCGAGCGCGTGGCGAGCTTTACAAACCACAAAACAGACAACCTCGTGACCATCTGGTTGCGCGGCATTAGAAAGGAACCAAACGAGCATGAACTCCACAACCGCGAGTAAACCACGGGTACGGAAAACTCCGATCCGCAAACCTAAACTAACACCGTTCCAGGAGGTCTTCGGCGTAGACGCTGCAGTCGGTTACAGCGGTGACAACTTGGTCCTGAGGGACGAAAACGAAGACTCGCCATCTATTGACCTTTGCGTCGAGGAGCTGCCGGGCAACTGCGGTACACGGGTGCTCACCGGCTTCGGCGGGGACTCTGGGGACGAGGGTGACGCACATGGTTTCTGTCTGCTGTCGGTTCGTGTTGGCGCAGAGTTTCTAAGGAAGGGCTGCGAGGAGCTGGAAGACTCAGACGTCAGCCTGGTATTGGCTACAACGAACGATGCGCAGGAGAACGCAGCAAGGTGCCTGGAAGATGCAGGCTTCAGGGCGACGCCGTTCCACAACAACAACAGCGGGAACGAGTGCATCCTGTGGTTGAAGACGCTTGGTCAGTACTAGTATGCGCTGGTGGTCTGAGTTCCGGTACCCCGCACTGAAGTGCGCGCGCCTCGGCCACAGGATTCAGGTGCGCAAGCGCCGGGGTTACTGCTTGCCACACGTGGCAGGAGATCGCAATCGGTTCGGGAACATCGTTGCCTACAACGTGGATGCGGAGTGCCACATTTGCACGCGCTGCGGGTTTGAAGACGAAGCTTTCCGGGTGTTGAAGGTTGGCAGCGGTATTCACTCCCTTTCAATGCCAATGGAACACTGGAATAGGCTGGAAGAAACAGGTTTTTACCTGTTTTAATACAGCAGCCATACAAGCCCCCTCCTGGGGGCTTTTGATCTTGCACGGACAACCATCCGTGCATGTAAAGCCGCTGCCTTACTGAAGGTCAGCGCATCTGTTCGGCGGATTATACAGGATCGGGCACAACGAACCTACGCGGATCGCGGGGGAGAGATACCTTCGGGTTGGCTGGCGAGACGTCTGCCTAATACAGGGCCTGTGTCAGCTCTAAACACAAGACTCTGACTGTCTCTGATCCAATGTCGAACGAGCGCGCATACAAGCGACAGCTCCCCTTATCGGGGACCAAGCGCAGCTAACTCCAGCGGTCTGAAACCCGCGCGCGCTATACGTAAAAAGGAGAAGCGGCCCGGGAGTACCTAGAGTGAGGTCTGGCTATGCTCCCGGGTTTAAAAGTTTCAGGAGAGAGCACAATGGCACGGATTTTTGTGTACGGCACGTTGAAGCGTGGGCAAGAACGAAATGGCATTCTTGTGCACAATGACGGGCATTGCCTGGGGGTAGATACGGTCCTGGGCTATGACCTGCGAGACCTCGGGCCTTACCCGATGATTGTAGAAGGACAGCACACGGTGCATGGTGAAGTCTGGGATATCCCAGATGCCTTGTTGGAATACCTGGACTTTATTGAAGGCACACAGGCTGGGCTCTATTCACGCCAGCAGACGTACACGCAGGGCGGACAGCTTGTGGTCCTGTACGTTTACGGGGACTTTGCAACGCAAGACGGGGAGTTAATTCCAGAGGGAAGGTGGCCACGTCATGCCGGTTCCGTGGATCGAACTGTTTAACAGTGTACGACGGGACACCGCGCAGCATTTACCTAAACGTGAACACCTTATTGCACCTGTGTCCCGGTACTCGCCGCAGTCGTCTCTGTGGTGGAGTCGTCAGCCTACGCTGCCACAAGCCGTTGCGATTACAGAACACGTAGCAGAGGGCGTGAGCTCCAAAGGGAACCTAGAGAACTCGGAGTACCGGTTTTGGTTGGGCGCGTTGTTGCACGCCAGTCCGTACTGCCAGTGTCGATGTTGCGGTACTGTGTTTTCTTCGGTTGAGGTTTGGCGCTACAGGTTGACTGCCAAAGAACTGCGTGACAAGCACAAGCTTGCGGACGGTTGTACGAAGCAGCTCGTTGCTGCATATAGCGTGCTGCTGGCAGCGCACGAGTGTGTTATGTGTGGCAAAAACACACGCAAGAATTCCTGGGGCGTGCCTTTGTGTAGCCCTGATTGTATTTGGGATTGGAAGTTCGAAACTGCAACACCGGAGCGCCTGCGCAAGGCCTTAAATTTGGTGTTGGTCAGCGGCATGAGTGCGAAGGGTACGGACACAAAGGCTGCACTGAGTTCTATACACTTTTTTAGTCTCATTTGACTTTGGCTTTTTGTTGTGCAGACGGGGACAACCCCGCGAAGGATTGTTATATGAAGCACTACACGCTGGAGTGGTTGAAGAAGCGTCAGTGGGCGTGGGACCGTGTTCCTGTTCCCTTTCCTGGACCGTATCCGACACGGGTTGCATTTGAACTCTGCTTTGAGCATGGCGCGCCTTGCACGTACAGTGGCAAGCCCAGCGCCGCCGCCCGCAGGGTTTTTGAGCGGCAGCTCTTGAGAACAGATGCCCAGAATATTTTCTATGTTGAGTACGACCGGCGTAGTGCCGTGGTTTTAGTGCCGTCTTACATGATGGCCGCGCAGGTCCGAGATCCTGCACGGGGGCTTACGGCTCCAAATGTTGCAATTCGTGAGCTGTGCGCGGTTTATCACACGAACCGGAGGGACTATCTGTCGTGGCTCGGACCGAATGAGTATCGACCCCAGCAGGTAGTAACGCCAGAGACCTTACAAGCCAATTTCGCGGACATCGAACGCCGCGTGCTCGCAGAAGCACCACGCCTGTTCGGTGATGCACCCGCACCTGAACAACAGGTGCCTGCACAGCCCACGCGTTGGACATTGGCATGGCCGCAGTTCAATGCACAACCTGCAGAGACCCCGCAAGCTCCAGAGAATGAGCGCTGGATGCGTAATTTGTTTTTAGCAGAACAACAAGGGCAGCAGAACGCAGCGGTCAATGTTTGGGTACAGGCTGGGACCACAATGGCTAGGATGCGAGCAGCTAATTTCGAGGCTTTGGATATTGAGCGATGAGCGAATATACAGAAGCAAAACGGCACTTTTACGCAGATACGGTGCTCTACGGAATTCGAGACATTGAAGACCTGCAACGTGTATATCCCCGGGGGTTTTCTGTGCCAGAGCGATATTTGCGTCGCTGGCTTCAGCAGCTTCATGCCCACACAGGGCAACCGCCGATCGCACAGCGGCTGGTGAATCGTTTCAAGCTCGGGGCAGACCCGGAATTTGTGTTTGTAGATAACGAAGGGCGTCGGGTTGACGCAACCCTTGCAGGGTTAAAGACAGGGCAAGCCTACGGGGCCGATCTCAACGGGCGCCTGGTGGAAGTTCGGCCTCACGCTACACGGTCTTCCTTGCGCATGGTGGCCTCTGTGTTGGAGGAGCTTCGTTGGTTGGTGCTGCTGCATCCGGAGACCCGTGTTTGGAGTTGGGTTTGCGGGGCGTATTTGTTCCGTGACGGTCTCGGAGGTCATGTGCACCTTGGACGAAAACGCCCGCAGCGCACAGCAGAAGTTACGGCCCTTGATAACCTGACGGAAATGGCGCTTGCGTTGGGAATCTATCCAAAAGATCAAAACGATCGGAGGCGCGCAGGGGACCACTTTGGGCAGCAGTATGGAAAGCCGGGGGACATCCGAATGCAAACGCACGGGTATGAATATCGGGTGTTTCCGAGCTGGCTGGATTCTCCTTGGGTGGCGTTCTTACAAGTCACATTGGCGAAGCTGGCTGTCTATGATCCAGATTTGTTTCAGTGGTTTTCAAAACAAAGTACGCAGGTCTTGCGACAACGTCTCATTAACGCACTGGCGTACTTCAAGGGGCGTGATGACGACGCCTGGCTTGCCTACGAAGCTTTTGTACGTCATGGCTTGCCTGCACATGACGGAACGGATTTTAAGCCGCGCTGGGGGCTTATGTACCCGTTGCATAGGACCAGACCTGCTGTGACCGTAGTGCCTCCGGCGATTGTACCTTCAGCAGAGACCGTGCAGGAGTTGTACGACTATCTGTTGAAGGGAACGCCTCTGCCGGTGCGCACGCCAACGCCGAATTGGGTTCCGACGACGTTACCTCCGGGCTACTACATGCCGATTGACACAATGGAAACGGCTCACGTGTATGGCATGGGTGAGCTTCTCTGGGATGTCGTCGGACACGTGAACTCCAAGGTGACTTTTGGTCCGTTGGATACACGTGAGCTCTTTCGGGTGGACACCGCCTTTGCGCGTACGTTAGTGCCGGATTGGCAAGAGCGGATTCGCAAAGTCATCCCGGGCGCTGTTATCTCTGTGGCCTCGGATGGAGATCGACATCTTCGAATAGGTCTTGTCTGGCGACAAGCCGGACAAGTGAACTTAACGCGAAAAGCCCTGCTCAGCGGGGCTTTTCCTTTGTGGAAAGTTTGGGCAGTTGAACCTAAGTGCATTGAGGTGTGGCGCGAGCAGAAGGCTGCAGTGGTTCAGCAACCACTGAAAGTCCAAGCAGACTCTACGCTCTTGATAGAAAGGACACTCTGATGTGTGGAATTGGAGGCATCCGACGTTTTGGGGATACCCCCATCACGCAAGATCAAGTGACAGCACTATTGCTCGCACTTGAATCTCGGGGAAATGATGCAACTGGTGTAGCTGTACAGGCCGCAGACGGGGCAATTTCAGTTCATAAAGCTCCTACGCCTGCGTGGACCTTTACGGCAGAGAAGGTGTTTGACACCTTCTGCGAACAAAAACTCCCGGACGCAATTTGTGTACTGGTACACACCCGGTACGCAACGCAAGGCGATCCGAAAGAGAACAACAATAACCATCCCATGTTTTCAGGGCGTTGTGCGGTCGTGCACAACGGATGTATCAGCAACGACGACGTGCTGTTCAAGTCGATGAAACTTGAACGCAAGGCCGAAACCGACTCGGACATCATTCGCGCAATAGTGGATGATACCGGGCTCACACGTAAGGCGTTTCGTGAACTGGACCGCATGAGTGGAAGTTGCGCGGCGGCGATCGTCAGCCAAGACGAACCGGGAAAGTTAATGCTCTTGCGCAGTGGCAGCCCGCTGGTTCTGGCCTCTTCACAGGACCAGCTGTTCTGGGCATCGACAAAGGAAGCATTGCACTCGGCATCCCGTCTTTGGCAGCAGCGTTTTGGCATCTGGATGAAGGCCAACGTCGCGGACCTGATGTTCAAGACGGTGGGCGCAGATACGGGAATGCTCTTCGATGACGAGGGGCTGACTTGGCATGAACAATTTAGGTCGTGTATCCACTACGTCGCGCCGACCTATGCAGGGCTTTACGACGTAAGTAGGAGACGCGCCCGAAAGGGCCGATTTTGCGGCACAAGCGGTACGGACAGTGGGGTGGACGGAGGAGGACAGCGAGGAGTGGTGGCAACACATGTCGTAATCACTCCTGCTGTTAAGACGGATGCGAAGCTGTTGGAGTCTGTAAGCGGTACCCAAGAAAAACCACGGTTGAAGAAGTGTCCATGGGCCGACTGTAAAGCATATTACGACACACGCACAGTCGGCTCTGAGCCTTGGCGTTTCAAGTGCGGAGAGTGCGGTCGTTTGTTGGGCGGCATGACTGATTAAGGGAGCTGACATGATTGACTTGAGGTTGGTGCGGGGTTCCATAACAGGAGCGCAGCTTCGTGCGCTGCTAGCAGAACGTGGTGTTCAGATTGGAACACAAGGCGCCGGAGGGATTGTGAGCTACGGCGTGCGCGTGGAGAACCCTGCACTGCCCTGCCTAAACGCACTGGCGGGCGCACGTAATAAGTTCGAAGAGCTCCATGACCTGTCTGCTGGGGGTGTGCATGTACCAGCACACAGCTTAGACGGGGAAATCTTGGAGTTTCCAATTCTTGGACGCAAGTTTAAACACACAAAGGGTAAGGATATTCTGCCTGTCTTGGCAGACGATGTGACCTTCGAATGGGCCAAACAGACTTCTGATTTCTTCACGCAATACTTGCCACTTCAAACCGAGTTTCGAGTTTGGATTTACCGTCGTCGCCGCCTCGCTACTTACGAAAAGCGCATGGAGCGCGTAGAAGAATATCGGCGCGTGGGCGCGAATTACCAAAACGGTACTGCGTTTAAGTTTGTGCCGGAGCCTCCTGACGGACTTACAGAACTGGCCGCACGTGCAGTCGATGTCCTGGGCTTGGATTTTGGTGCTGTGGACATTTTGCAACACGTGGACGGGAGCTTTTACGTGCTGGAAGTCAACACCGCGCCCGGGCAAGAAGGAATTCGGGCCGCACTCACGAACCTGGCAAATAAGATCGTGCGCTGGGAACAACGGGGCTACCCCCGTCGGAGGGGTGATGGCGACTAGGCTACGGTACTACATCGAGGTAAACGGATACCAGTACTACGGCGGCTCAGCTCTACGAGTCGCCCGCAAGTACTTGCGAGACGAAGGTTACGGTCTGCTGGGGCTTACGCCCTCGGCAATCCTTCAAAAATTCTATGTCACGTATCCCGCACGGACAAAGTGCTTGCGTGTGTGGCGCGAGAGGCGGAACGGCGCGCATGGCGGGAGTCAGTATCTTCTGTACTTGAAACAGTGTGGTCTATTGAGACCGCGCGCACGGCGGCAGCGGAGGGCTTAAATGTCTTCGGAACTTCACATTGCCGTGCGCCTTATGGGTGGCATGACCTCAGATGGAATGCGCTGGTGTTCGGACCACAAGAACTTTTGCACGCCTGTTTGGGTAGAGCAAGACGACGGTAATTCTTTGCTGGATTGCTATGCCTGTGTTCTCAAGGACGTGCCCTTAGACAAGCGCGATCCCGTCTGTGTTGTTGATATTTGCTGCCATCCGACCTGCATGGCACCTGCAGTCACGGAGTGTGCTATGTGCCACAAGAGTATCTGCCAACGGCACTACAACTTGATGGAACATACAATTGTGTGCCATGCGTGCCTGAATGACGACTTTGTAATGGGTGAAGTCTTGCAAGGCTAAAGCATTATGGTCGATGAGAATCTGTTGTATGCGCAGTTAAAAAGTGCTGCAACGGAAGGCGAACGTACGCAATGGCGAGGAGAGCTGATTCAAGCTCTTCAGACTCATGCAGCCGCAGTTTGCGTAAAGCAGCTTGGGTCTGTACGTTCTGATCTTGTTGATGCAGCTGTGTTCCAGGCCGTTAGGGGCTTGGATTCGTTTAGGGGTGAGTCCAAGTTTTCCACTTGGTTTCACCGGATCGCGATTAACACGTGTCTCGATTGGAGAAAGTGGTATTCGCGTCGCAGAGAAGTAGACCTCGGGGCTGTAGCTGAACCACTGATTGAAATTGAATCTGCACTTTTGCCTCGCATTGAGCTCGAACAACTCATGCGGGATTTGTCTGTAGAAGACCGGGACTTGATCGCCATGAAGCTTGATGGCCAGTCCGATACAGAAATAGCACAACGGCTAAAACTCACACGAGAAGGAGTAAAAAGCCAATGGAAACGCTTGAGAAGGCGCCTCGCCTCCTGACGGAGGTGCGCGCATGACACCTGGAAATCCTATCTTTGGCGCAGACGTTACAGCGCCACCTCCTCCAATCAATCGCTATCCGAACCGTGCATGGGCTGGTGCTTTCCATCGCCTTGACGCCATGCTCAACGAAGCACTTTTACAGCCTCTTTCCGGGAACGAGCGCCTCTGGCTCCAAGAAAACTGCAGGGCTTCCTGGGCAAATGTAGAGCTTTATCGGCGCCTGCGTGATGCACGCAACGCCCCCCGCCCTAGACAGCGTGCAACAGGCCCTGTTGACACTCCTGCAGGCATGGGCGGCCTTGGTACTGTTGGGGCTATCGCGCACGGTGCGGATCTTGTAGCTGGGATTCCGCTTACTGGCGTCACAACACAAGCTGCTCCTGCACCAGTTCCATCTGTAAAGAGCGTCAACCCGTTCCTTGTAGGCGCTGATCCTGAGTTCGTCGTCTTAAATTACAAATCCCAACTCGTGAGAGCAGACAACTTCTGGGGCAACAGGTATGCCACGGAAGGACTTGGTACAGACCATGGCGGGCGCGTTGTTGAATTGCGTCCAAACCCGAACCGCAGCACCTACAACGTGCTGAAGACCATGCAACAGATGCTAATGCTCGCTCCGCGCCTGCAGGCCATCCGGGACTTCCGTTGGAAGGCCGGGGCCATCGTAGATGCACCTCCGAACACGCTTACCCTCGGGGGCCATGTGCACTTGGACCTGCCGGTTGGAGGGGACGACGAAGCCTATACGCTCTTCGGTCGCCGTGTAAATGCGCTGGACAGCCTAACTGCGTACTTGGAACGCGTGGATGTACTTCCGTTGAACGAGAGCAAGCTACGCAGGGATCGAGGAGAATACGGACAGTTCGGAGACATCCGTACGACGCCTGGGTCAGAGGACCAGCGGCGCAGAGAGCACTTCGAGTACAGGACCATGGCCAGCTGGCTTTACTCGCCGATCAGTGCGTATCTGTGCATGACCGCTGCCAAACTCGCCGCCGTGGACCCAGAGGGCACGGTGGAACTCTTCGGAGAACGCGCGACTTCGCTCCAAAAACTCACTGAGTACTTCGAGCGCTTCAAGGGCAAGGACGATGACGTGGACCGAATCTTAGAAAAGATCGAGCCAGCCGCTTACGTCCAGGACCCAACCGCGAGCATTCAGGACACATGGGTGCGGCTCCCATGCTAGAAGAACTCACAGACCGTCGATACATGCACGATTGCAACGGCAAGGTTCGACACTACACGATCGGCGCTGCGGAGAGCCACATTCAAGCTCTCCGTAACCGCACAGATTGCCGTGAGCCAGAAACCTTGCACTGGTACTGGTGTCCCTTTGGCGCGGAGATCTTCGCGCCGCATATTCATGTGGGGCACTCTGGAAAGGAGAAAGAATGATCCGGCGTCTGAGGCTTGTTTGGTTGCAGCGGCAACTTGCACAGCTGGGCTGGTGCGGAAAACACAATAAACCTTTCGTGAATCGGAATGTATGCGAGACCTGTCTGGAACTTCGGACCGCACAGTTTCAGGAAGCCACCAATCGAAAGATCAAACGGCGCGTGGCACTTATAGCCCGAATGCAAAGACTGCAAAACGTACCAGAGAACATTGAGAAAGCAGTGTGCTTGTGCCTGACGCTCCCTTTCCTTGGCATAAGTAGTCTGTTGCTCGCACTAAGCGCGGTCGAGCTCCTTGCCTGCGGACACACCTGGGACTTTGTCCTAGGCTGGTGGCTCGTTGCAGGGCTATGCAGCGCCACGCCAATTGTGTTCATGCTTGAAAGGGGTGTCCGTGAATAACAAACTGCGCTTCATTGTTGGCACGCTTCTGTTGCTTGCCGTGAGCCCTATCGTGTTTTTAATTCTCTGGCTATCGGATGAACTCGCAGAGAGCTGGACGGACTATGAAAGGTTCTATCAAGAAGCGTGGAGGCCCCAATGATCGGTGAGACCTATTGCGCACGTTGTAACGCACAGTACTTTGACGAGCTGGGGTGCTTCTGCGAACCTGCGACACCCCCGCACGTTGTCACCCCGGTGCCCCGCACGGTAATCCGGGACCCAGATTCGCCACGCTACAAGCTCGGGGTGTTCTGGGGTGACGCAGAAGACGAGTCTACGCTCTGCGAGGACGATATCGGCAAGGATGGAGTGGTTCCGTCAATGGAGGCGCACTGATGGCATTTGTGTTCGTGTTCTTCTGCGCTTACGTATTCGGATTTGTGCACGGATATTGCACGGCTAAAAGAATGTGATCTTTATGCGCATCGAGATCGAACTGTCGGACCTTGCAGCCCAGATGTTCGGAGAAGATCCGGCCCTCAAGATCCAAGCGTGCGTTGAAAAAGAAGCCCTGCGACTGTGGTACATCGAACGCTCAAAGCCAAAGGAACGCAAGCCTGTTGGACGACCAGCCCTGAACGTCGAAGACCGCAGGCTTAAGGAGCTGATTGGCACCCTGCAAACAATCTACCTAAAGCTTCAGGACCAACTTGGCCTGGACTTTGCAACAATCCACGGCGAGAGCTTTGCGCGGCTGGAGGCCTTGATCGGGGCTAAGGACCTGAAGGGCCTTGAGGCCTTTGTACTTGAAGAGCCGTGGATCAAGAAATGGAGACGGAGATGACGTTAACAACGGACGAACTAGCTCAGTTCACTGGATCTGAGAACTGGTATCGTCATGCCCTGGTCCGAACCATAACGTACACAGACGGCGTTAAGTACCTAGCTGCGCGCGCCGTGGCGTACTGGCTGCTCGATGAAATCGCACTGAGCCAGAGCCTCAAGGCCGTAAAGGCTGAAACGTTCCAAGTCTGGACTCTAAAGCTGGACGCAAAGGGCAACAGTGCGTCTTTAACTTGCGACAACGGAGACAAGAAGGTCGTGTATACGAAGCGAATCAAGTTCACGGACTTCCCGCTGCCAGAGATCAAGTTGTATTGCACGGACGGCGTGATTTTGCTGCCGTCAGAATACTAAAGCGCGCGTAAGGAGGGGGCTTTTGTGGCTGCTGATAAAAAACTGTTGTCGTCGTGGCGGCGCGGACTCTTGCGCGCCTTGACTCTAGTTGTGCTCGCTCCGCTTTGGGTGCCCTGCGTGATGGCCTGCCTGCTTGTGTTCGGCCTCTTCCAGGCCATCGTGACATGCGTGGATTTGGCGGCATGGGCGGTATATCCGGAATGGGAGTTCATCTGGCTGTACGCGGAGCTGCGTGGTTAAGAGGAGCGGCGGAGGAAACAACGGCTTGCCGAAAGAGCGAATGACGGAGTAGCAATTCCACAGCTCCTACTGTGCTAGGCTATCCTCACGAGGAGGTATAGCCATGTGGGAATACAAGACGGTCGAGGGCCGTCTAAACGAAGTACGGAGCAACCTGGATGTGTTGGCGCTAAGCCCGCTGATCCGGGGGAACCTGTTTGCCTACACGATGATAGACCGTAGTTTGGAGATTCTTGCGGAGTTGCTTGGCGAACTGAAAGGAGTGGACAAAGATCATTTCAAACAACAGATTATCAACTAAATTCAGCAGCCGAAAAAGCCCCCTCTTCGAGACCCAAAGTTCGGTTTCAGTCGTCTAATTAGCGAGGGCCTATGGACAGGATGGATTTAAAGTGCGGACAAGGCGTCCGCGTGAAGTGGCTCGATTCTGCATCGCTTCCAGGGTGGCATTACAAAGATCCGACAGACGCTGATGTGAGCGTGATTGTTTCTCTGGGACTGGTGGTGGGCACAAAGCCGCAATGCCTTGTGTTGACTAGCAGCCTTGATGACAGCGGCGGTGCGATGGACCCATTGGCGATCCCGTGGGCCGCGATCCAAGAACTCAACGTATTGACTAAAGCTGATTTCTGACCTACCTAGAGGGGGCGCTCTGCCCCCGTCTCTTTTTTCCTACCTACATGCCTACAGTTCCTTATTACACCTCCGATGGGACGCGTGTCCCTGGTGTTACTACAGTATTGTCACGATTCAAGGATAGCGGCCCGCTTATGCAGTGGGCTTTTCAGATGGGCCGGGCGGGCTGTAGCTCTCTCTATGAACAGTCTGAAGTAGCTTGTGACATTGGGACCTTTGCGCATGCAATGGTCGAGCAGCATATCAAAGGCCTTGAGTCTGATGCTGTGCTGGATACCGCTCCTCAGGATTTGCGTGATCGCATCTGCAACGCGTTTGGTGAGTACCTGGAGTGGGAGCAACAGACTCGGGTTAAGTTCATTGCGCAGGAAATTCCACTTGTCAGCGAGCTGTATCGCTTCGGGGGTTGCCCTGACGCGATTGGAATTATCAACGACAAGCGCTGTTTGATTGACTGGAAGACTTCTAACGGAGTCTATCCAGACCATTTGATCCAACTCGCTGCGTATCAGAATCTTTGGAACGAAAACTTCCCGGATCAGCAGCTCGATGACGTGAGCTACTTGTGCAGGTTTAGCAAGGAGTTCGCGGACTTCGAGGTGCGAAAGTTCGGGGATCACACAACGGCTTGGGAATTATTCAAGCTCTATCGTCAGGCGTATGAACTGGACAAGCAGCTCAAGAAGCGCGTGCGATGAAGACCTACGAACTGGCGGTCACGGGCTGCGATGACTGCACATGCGTACAGCTCACGCTCACTGACGAGCAATTTGCGCTTCTGGATTACGTGAGCAAGAAGGTCACAGACACCTCGACGTGTTCGTGTATGCCCGTGATGCGTATCTCAGAGACAGAGGCGAAATGAACATCTTTTTCCTGAGTGATACGCATTTTGGGCATGCAAACATCTTGAATTTCAAAAACAAAGATGGCTCGCCGTTGCGTATGTTTCCTTCTGTTGAAGCGATGGATGAGCACATGGTCGAGCGGTGGAATGCAGTTGTGCGTCCTAGTGATCATGTGTATCACCTCGGGGATGTCGCGATGCGCCGTGAGTACCTTAAGACGGTCGCACGTTGCAATGGCCATAAGCGCCTAGTCCGAGGCAATCACGATATATATCGCACAAAGGAGTATCTGCTCTACTTCGAAGAAATCTACGGCGTAAGGATGCTCGACAATATTCTGTTTTCGCATATTCCATTGCACCCGGACAGTCTGTATCCGTTCAAGTCGAATGTTCACGGGCATGTGCATGCGCTGCCGCAGGGTAGCTTAGGGCCGTGTTATTACAATGTCTCGGTTGAAGTGATTGATTACACACCTGTGAGCTTGGAAGAGCTGAAGCTGCGTCTGAAGAAGGTTGCTTGATGAGGATTAAGTTCATGGGTGACATTCACGGTGAGTTCGGAAGGCTCAGGATGCTCAGTGACTCCGAGCCTGGCACGACCTTTGTCGTGCTTGGGGACGTGGGCTTTGGCTTTGGCCTCGTGCCTCGGCTTTCGAACGTCAAGTATGTAAGAGGTAACCATGACGACCCACACGCTGCGCGAATGCACCCCGATTACCTTGGGGACTTTGGCGTGTGGGACGGGATGTTTTATATCGGCGGTGCGTTTTCTGTTGATTGGCAATGGCGCATCGAACGAATGAACATGGGGGCTCCGGTGTGCTGGTGGCCTGATGAGGAATTAGATGAGGCCGCGCTAGAGCGCGCGATTGTGCGTTACAGCGAGCTTAAACCGGAGATTGTAATCTCGCACGAGGCCCCGTCTGAAATCGGCTGGATGCTCTTGCAGCGAATCTTGATCCGGCCTGAAAAACGCGAATGCAAGAATAGTCGGACTGCACAAGCGTTGCAACGCATGTTTGAGTTTCACCAGCCGAAGCACTGGTACTTCGGACATTATCACTATGACTGGACCGCTGAAGTTAACGGGACCGTCTTCCATTGCTTAAATTGTCATTCTATTTGCGAAAGGGCAAACGATGAAGAACACGAAGAACGTCAAGACCACCACGAAGAAAGCCACCAAAGCCAGCAAGACCGCTCCGAAGGCTGCGGTTCCAGCCAAGAAGTCCGCGCAGGCAATGGCGAAGCCGCTGCCTAAGAAAGCTGCGGCCAAGAAGGCCCCGGTGCAAGTCCCTGATACCCAGGTGGTCTAATTGAATTGTGCGGCAGCGTGGATGAACACGCAACGAGACAGTTGCCGGTATTTGCGTCGAGAACATCAGAGCGACTGAATTAGCGGTAGACGCAAGTCGAACATCCGGTAGCAGGTTTTAAGTCCTGCCCGCACAATCTATAAACCTCAAGCGGGAAGTCTCAAAGGCTTCCCGCTTTTTCAGCGATTGTAACGAACACCCGACAGAGGTGTACCAATGATTGACTACGAAGTTCGCTTGTACGCCAGTACAGAGCATGTGTATCAGATCTCGGCGCGCTCGCCTGAAGAGGCTGAGACGATCGCTACCGAAAGGCTCTTGGAAGACAACGAGCCCGGTGTGATTGAAAACGCGCACGTGGAACTCTCCGAAGCGATTCCCCTGGAAGCAAACGAAGAAGGCGAATAGTTGTCCCTTGTAATCAAAAACACCAAAGCCCTTCTATCCCCTGAAAATTTCCGTCTAAAGATTTTGGTCTACGGTCTTCCTGGTACAGGAAAGACCAGCTTCGCAGCCTCAGCTCCGAACCCGGGCTTTGGCGCGTGCGAAACCGGACACGGGGATGGTCTCTTAAGCATTGCGGACAAAGGCCTTGACTACGTGGAGTTGGCAAACTACCCGGACCTCAAGGCCTTTTGTCAAGGTCAAGTCTTTAAGGACAAGGCCACACGCGTGCTTGACTCTCTTAGCGACATGGCTCGTACCCATGTCAAAAACTATGCGCTCTCTTTGCCCCGTAGAGGCGAAGACTCTCCAAAGCGCAAAGCTGGTATTCCTGAACTGGACGACTACGGCGTGATGGGAGAGACCACGCGGCAGCTGCTGCGTGACTTAATCCAGCAGGGTTCGCATGTTGTCGTTACCGCAACAGAGAAATATCAGCTTCCAGATCCTGAACGCGGGATCACGGAGGTGACGATTGGACCCGATCTTCCTGGTTCTATGTTCCTTGCTTCTCCTGCAATGTTTGACGTTGTGCTTCGCCTTCGTACCCGTTCCAAGCTGCGTGACCCGCGTGATGCGAAGTCTCGCTACACGGAGCGTTACTTCCTTACAGAGAACGATGGGCGGGGCACTATCGCCAAGTGCCGTTCCAACTATTCCAACAAACCGCTTTTAGACTCGGAAGAAATTTTTGATCCAGCTTCCGGTGTGGGCACGTTCGATTACATGCTCAAGAAGATCCTTGCGGGCTATGCGCGCGAAGGTCGTGTGGAGGGTGCACATGCTTGATTTTTGTATGGGATTTGCCTTTGCTTGTGTGCTTTGTTACTTCTGGCGCGGTACTGACAGGTGGCCGGATGCACGCATGTAAATGCGATTGTCATGTGCGTGAGGCGACACTGTGCCGGGATTGCTATATCTGGCACGTGACACTGCGGCAATTCAAGAATGCGATTGAGCCCCTGCTCACGAAGGAAGGTCTGTTGTTACGTACACAATCGTGAGCTCTTTGTTCCATGCACTGCGGGCTAATCCAACTTTGTCTTTTGGGGAACTGATCGCGCGAATCTTGAACGGGAGAGCACCTGAGACACTCTCGAATCGGGACTATGCGCAAGGCTTTGCCGGACTCATAAATGAGCTCTAATGCTATACTTCTTTCGGACCTTCAGGGCAACGGGCCAGGAGTATTCGCTATGGCCCGAAGACGTTTCCAGCAAGGTTCTTTGAACCTTAAAGGAGATCAGTGGGTCGCTCGATGGCGCGAAGATGCACTTGGTGAAGACTGTACTCTCCGCAGGGTGCGACGCGCCGTGGTTCTCGGTACGTTAGACGATTTTCCAACAAAGCGTCTGGCGTACCGGGAGCTGCAGAAGCGGCTCGAAACGATCAACAACCCGTTTGCAAAGCCTACGAGTCGGCTTCTGTTTGCCGACTTTGTAGACAAGTGGACGAAAACCATTTTGCCTCAGTACAAGAAGTCAACACGTTCGGCTTTCCGTTCGACAGCCAAACACTTGAAACAGGTGTTCGGGCAGCTTCCATTGGGCGAAATTTCGACCGAAGTGCTTCAGCGATATATCGCAGGGCAAAGTGCTCGGGCTCCTCGCACAGTGCGTGCGCGCATTGCAATTCTTCGAGTGATGTGGCGAACAGCACGGGCGTGGCAGTACGTATCGCATGATCCGTTTGGTGGGCTGGTTAAACCCCGGATCACGCACAGTCAGCCTGTAAACTATTTTACGGTGGCCGAAATGCAGGCAATCTTGCAGGGGGCACCGGACAAGTGGAAGTTGTTGTTCAGGCTGGCGGCAGAGACGGGAATGCGGATTGGAGAGCTACTTGGGCTCCAGTGCGCAGATGTGGATTTGACCAGTAAGCGGATAACAGTTGCGCGCACGCTTTGGGGTGGGGAGTTGCAGACTCCGAAGACGGCGAATGCGCGGCGTAGCTTTTGTGTCTCCGCGAAATTAGCTGAGATGCTCAAAGCACACGTCGAGGGCTATAAGGCGGAAGAGTTCTTGTTCCACACCCGGACAGGCAAGCCTGTTGCTTATCCGTATGTGGTGCGCAAGGTACTTTATCCTTTATGTGACGAGCTGAAGATCCCGAGGCGCGCATTCCATGCTTTTCGGCATGGCAATGGCACGCTTATGGACCAAGTGCGCGTGCCCCTGAAAACGAGGCAGGAGCGGCTGGGCCATGCGGACGGAGCATTGACGCTCGGCACCTATACCCACGCAGACAGCGCGGATGATATGGCGGCGGCGGCGCAAATTGGAAATATTCTGGACTCTAAATGGACGCAGCCTGACGCCAAAAGCGCGTAACTTACACAAACTACAGGGGGTCCTCAACTCGGGACGTTAATCTCCTATTCATAATGTCTTCCGGGCCTGCCGGAGCCCGTCGCCTGAGAAGGCGGCCGATTCGCCGGCGCTTGCACGATTGTAAATGGTGCTTCTCGTCTACGGCACCCTAGGCGTCGCGGC